GCTGGGCACCCTGGGCGACAGCCGCAACTCGCCGCACCTGACCATCGTGGCCGCGGCCTACGAGCCGATGCCGCCCTACGTGAAGGCGGCCGAGACCGCGGCGCTGGCGGCCTACTACGCGAGCATCGACCCGGCGCGCCCGCTGCAGACGCTGGCCTACAACTACTGCCTGCCGCCGGCCGAGGCCGACCGCTTCACCCTCGAGGAGCGCAACCTGCTGCTCTACGACGGCATCGCCACCACCTACGTGGACGCCGGCGGCGTGATGCGCATGGAGCGCATGGTCACCACCTACAAGAGCAACGCGGCCGGCGCGCCTGACATCGCGTTCCTGGACGTGGAGACGCTGTTCGANCNTGATGACCATCCGCCACGACTGGCGCGATTACATCCGCCGGAAGTACCCGCGGCACAAGCTGGCCAACGACGGCACCCGGTTCGCGCCGGGCCAGTCCGTGGCCACGCCGAACCTGATCAAGGCCGAGGCGGTCGCCAAGTTCCGCGAGTGGGAGGAGCTGGGCCTGGTCGAGAACTTCGAGCAGTTCAAGGCGGACCTCATCGTCGAGCGCAGCCCGACCGACCCGAACCGTCTGGACGTGCTGATGCCGCCGGACGTGATCAACGGCCTGCGGGTGCTGGCGACCAAGATCCAGTTCCGGCTCTGACCGGACGCGAAGCTAGGAGACCACGAACATGGCAAACCGAGTCGGCGGCATCATCGAGCTGAAGGTCGACGGTGCGATCCTGAGCGCCAAGGGCAACTTCACCTACAACCTCGGCCGGCCGATGCGTGAGGCCGTGGTCGGCGCCGACGCCGTCCACGGCTACAAGGAGACCCCACAGGTCCCCTTCATCGAGGGCGAGATCACCGACAACGCGAACCTGAACCTCGAAGCGCTGGTCAACACGACCGACGCGACCGTCTACCTGCGCCTGGCCAACGGCAAGATCATCGTGCTGCGCCAGGCCTGGTTCGCCGGCGAGGGCACCGGCAACACCGAGGAGGGCAACATCGCCGTCCGCTTCGAGGGCATGAGCGGCGAGGAGATCGCGTAACCCATGAGCGAGCACATCACGTACAAGCTGAAGCACCCGGTCACCATCGGCAGCGAGACCCACACCGAGGTCAAGATCGGGAAGGTGAAGGGCAAGCACATGCGCACGCTGCCCGCTGACCCGAAGTCCTACACCATGGGCGTCATCATGGACCTGGCCGCCAAGGTCATGGGCGAGTCCTCGGTCCTGCTCGACGAGATGCACGCCGAGGACCTGGTGGAGGTCTGCGGCATCGTGGGGGAACGGCTAGCCGGTGGCCAAGCGACTGGCGGGAATGCCTGACGCTGCTAGCCGGCACGTTTCACTGGCCGCCGAGCGAGCTGGACGAGCTCGACGCCGACACCCTGCAGTTCTGGTTCAATCGCGCTGAGGAGTGGGCTGAGTGGCAGCGAAAGAGTTTCCGCTGAGCGTAGTCATCCGGGCGATCGACCGGGTGACCGCCCCCCTGCGCGCGGTCCAGGGCCGCGTCCTGGCGTTCGACCGGAAGCTCCGCGGCAGTTTCGCCAGGATGAGCGACAAGCTCGGCCTGCCCGCGATGAGGGCGGCCGTCGGCCGCGTGGGCAACGCGCTCGGCGACCTGGCCGCGCGCGCGGCGAAGGTGGGGGCCATGATCGGCGGCGCTGTGGCCGCGGCCGCCGGCCTGGCCGGCCTGGCCATGCGCAGCCTGATCGGAACCGCGGCGCAGTTCGAGCGCTACGAGACCATCCTCGGCACCATCGAGGGCTCCCAGGAGGGGGCCCGCAAGGCCATGGACTGGGTGTCCGACTTCGCGGCCAAGACCCCCTACGAGCTGGACGAGGTCATGGAGGCCTTCGTCAAACTGAAGGCCTACGGCATCGACCCGACCAACGGCACGCTGACCGTGCTCGGCGACACCGCCGCGGCCATGGGCAAGCCGGTGATGCAGGCCGTCGAGGCCATCGCTGACGCGCTGACCGGCGAGAACGAGCGCCTCAAGGAGTTCGGCATCCGGGCGCGCAAGGACGGCGACAAGATCGTCTACGAGTACACCAAGGACGGCCAGACCATGCGGAAGGCCGCCCAGGCCTCGAACCGCGCCATGATCCAGGCCACGCTGCTGGCGATCTGGAACGACCGCTACGCCGGCGCGATGGACAAGCTCTCCGGCACCTGGGAGGGCATGGTCTCGAACCTGTCCGACCAGTGGACGCGGTTCAAGCGCATGATCATGGAGAGCGGTCCGTTCGAGGAGCTGCGGAAGCGCCTGTCCGCGCTGCTGCAGCGCATCGACGCCATGGCCGAGTCCGGCGAGCTGGAGGCCCTGGCCGAGAGCATCGGCGGCTGGATGGTCGAGCAGTTCAACAAGCTCTGGGACGCCGGCAAGCGGCTGGCCGACAACTGGGACGAGGTCCGAGGCAAGATCCAGCCGCTGGTCGATGCGGTGGACTGGCTGTGCGATACGTTCGGCACGGCCAACGTCATCATCTTCGGCGTGGCGGCCGCCCTGACCGTCGCGCTGGTCCCGTCGCTGTACGCGACGGCCACCGCGTTCTACGCGCTGGGCACCGCGATCATGACCACGCCTGTCGGCTGGGTCCTCGCTGCCATCGCGGCGATCGCCGGCGCGGTCATGCTGATCTACAGGAACTGGGAGCCGATCACGGACTTCTTCTCGACCTGGTGGGACACGGTCAAGAACGTGTTCAGCGTCGTCGCCGACTTCATCGGCGGCATCTGGGACGAGCTCCTCGCCGGCTTCGAGGGTGGGTTCATCAAGGGCATCATCAACGCCTGGAACCTCCTGAACCCCCTGAACCTGATCACCAGGGCGTTCAGGGACTTGGTGCCTAACATCCTCAAGGCCCTGGCCCCGTGGGCGCAGAAGCTGAAGGACACCTTTGGCAGCTGGGTGCCCGACTGGGCCCAGAAGCTGCTCGGCTGGGACGCGGTCGCCAGCTACGGCAACGGCGGCAAAGCCGGCGCCAGCGCCATCGGCAGCTCGGTTGCCTCGCAACAGGGCGCCGTGCGCGTTGAGGTGGACCTGAACAACCTGCCGCCCGGCGCCCGCGTCCGCACCGAGGAGCGCGGGCGGCCCAACTTCGAGCTGAACCAGGGCTACAGCTACGGAGTGCTCGCCCCATGAGCTGGCGTGACAGCCTGCGCACCGCCTCGTTCCGGGGCATCGAGTTCAAGGTCGATGGCCACGACGCGGCGTTCGGCCGGCGGAAGGTCACGCACGAGTTCGCGCAGCGCGACGAGCCGTACACCGAGGACCTGGGCAGGAGCGCGCGCGAGTTCACGATCGAGGCCTACCTGATCGGCGACGACTATCCGGCGCAGCGCGACCGCCTGATCGCGGCGTGCGAGGCAGCCGGGCCCGGCGAGCTGGTGCACCCGTACCTGGGCAACATGCAGGTCGAGGTCACCGGCCTGCGCGTGCGCGAGACCAGCGCCGAGGGCCGCATCTGCCGGCTGCAGCTGACATTCGTGGAGGCCGGCCAGGCGCGCTTCCCCAGCGACACCGTGGACCACGTCCGGGAGGTCACGGCCGCTGGCAACATCCTGCGGGACGCCGCGCGCGGCGGCTTCCTGGCCCGGTTCCTGACCCACGGCTATCCGTCCTTCGTGCTGGACCACGCGGCGGCCAAGCTGCGCGCCTTCTCGAACCAGGTCTCGAACCTGCCGTTCAACCCGGTGGGCGAGGCGCAGGCCGTGGCCGCATTCTTCAGCCGCGTCCGCGACCTGGCGACGAACGCCCTGCAGCTGGTGTCGAGCCCGGGCGACATGGCCGACGAGGTGCAGCTGATCATCGCCGGGATGCGCGACGTGTTCGGCCTCCGGGCCGACCGGGTGCTCCGGTCCGTGCGGGCCGGCCACGAGGCCAGGTACAGCGGCCCGACGGGCACCCTGAACCGGCAGCAGCAGCAGGCCAACGAGGACGCGCTGTCCGCGCTGATCCGCCGGACCGCGCTGGTCGAGCAGGCCAAGGCCGCGGTGATCCGGGCCGAGAACAGCGGCGCCGGCGACGTGGACGACACGGACCGCTACCTGACGCGCGAGGAGGCCATCGCGGCGCGCGACGAGATCACCGACGCGCTCGACGCCGAGATGGAGGACCCGACCACCAGCATGGACGAGTTCCAGGCCATGACCGGCCTGCGCGCGGCGGTGGTGCGCGGCGTGCCGTCGCCGGAGCTGCGCCTGCCGCGCATCGCCGAGGTGACGCCGCCGGCGACGCTGCCCTCTCTGGTGATCTCGCACCAGCTCTACGGCACGGCCGCCCGCGCCGAGGAGATAGCGATCCGCAACCGGTCCCGCCACCCCGGATTCATCCAGGGCGGCGAGCCGCTGCAGGTGGTCGCCTATGAGTGAGGTGGAGCTGCTGGTCGGCGGCAAGCTCTACGCGGGCTGGAAGGATGCCGCCGCGACCAGGGCGATGGACGCCGCGGCCGGCACGTTCCAGCTCTCGGTCTCGGACCGCTGGACACCCAACTCGGCGCCATGGTTCATCCAGCCCGGCGATGAGTGCGAGCTGCGCATCGACGGCGAGACCGTGATCAGCGGATACGTCGACCTGGTGCGCCCGGCGTTCAGCCCCAGCGACCACAGCATCGAGGTCCAGGGCCGGGACAAGTCCGGCGACCTGGTGGACTGCTCGGCCGTGCACAGCCCTGACGAGTGGAAGGGCATCACCCTGCTGCAGCTCGCCCAGAAGCTGGCCCAGCCGTTCGGCATCATGGCCCGGGCCGAGGTGGACGTGGGCGGGGCGCTGCCGCTGGTCAAGCTGCAGCACGGCGAGACGGTCATCGAGGCGATCGAGCGGCACGCGCGCATGCGCAAGGTGCTGGTCATGCCGGACGGCCGCGGCGGCATCCTGCTGACCCGGACCGGCGTGCGCCGGGCGACGGTCGAGCTGGTGCAGGGCGAGAACATCATCGAGGCCTCCGGCACGCTGGACTGGTCGGAGCGCTACTCGGTCTACATCGTCAAGGGCCAGAGCCGGTACAGCTCGGACACCGACGGCGAGACCGAGGCGCACGCCTCGGCCACGGTGCGCGACCCCACGGTGACGCGCTACCGGCCGCTGATGCTGATCACCAGCGCCGAGGCCAGCAACGCCAGCGCGAAGGAGCGGGCGACCTGGGAGGCCAACACCAGGCTCGGCCGGTCGGCCCAGGCCACGATCACTGTGCAGGGCTGGCGCCAGACGCCAGGCGGGGCGCTGTGGGAGCCGAACACGCTGGTCCGCATCCGCTCGGGCTGGCTCGGCATGGACGGCGACATGCTGATCCGCCAGGTGACCTACACCAAGGGCCCCGGCGGCACGCTCACCAAGCTCGATGTGGTGAGCCCCTCGGCCTACGAGGTGGAGCCGCCGGACGAGCGGAAGTCGAAGAAGAAGAAGGGAAGCGGCCAGCCCTGGGACGAGACCGTCAGTGACGACGTGAAGGCCTGGATGGACCGCATCGGAGCCAAGAGTGGGTAGCCTCAACGAGCGCGGCCTGCGCGCCGCTCTGGAACAGGTGCACCGCCGCATCGCCATGGCCGTGGCGCGCGCAGTCGTGCGACTGGTCGACGATTCCGAGGCGCGCCAGCGCCTGCAGGTGGAGATCCTCGCCGGCGAGCTGCGCGACGGCGTCGAGCGGGCCCAGAACTACGGCTTCACCTCGCACCCGCACCCGGGCTGCGACGCGATCATCGTGTGCGGCGGCGGCGTGCGCGAGCAGGCCGTGGCCGTGGTGGTGGATGACCGGCGCTACCGGCTGCAGCTGCAGCCCGGCGAGGTCGCGCTTTATGACGATCTGGGAAATGCGGTGAAGCTGCTGCGCGACAAGGTGCATGTCGTGGGCCAACAGGAGGTCCACGTCGAGGCCCAGACTGTGCGCATCACCTGCACCACGGTTACAATCGACGCCGACGCGGCGACGATCAACGGCGATATCACCGTCAACGGCGACACCGAGTTCAACGGCTCGGTGACGGCGAACGGGAAGCGGATCGACGACACGC